TACCATAGTAACCTAAACCTCTTTGTAACTGATCCATTTGTATTTGTCTAGCTCTATCTTCAGCACCTAAAAAGATTTGTTGATTCTGACCTTCACGAGCTTTAAATAAAGCAAACTGTTCAGGATTAATATAACCACCTTCTACACCAGCACCAGCTCCAGTACGACCTTGTGAGAATAAAGTATTAGCTAATGCACTATTTTCTGCAAGTCTTCCTGGATTTAATATATTCTGTACATTATTATAATAATCAGAAGTCATTTGATTAGTATCCATACTAGTAGCTTGACCAAACATTCCTTTACCATATTGACTAACTTGATTAGCAAAATCAGTTTGTTCTACTGAGGGTAAAGCATTAGTAGCAGCACTTATATACTTATCATAAAGAGCTTTAAGTTCAGGAGAAAGATTAACAGTTCCTGATTTACCATTCCAATTTACTCCACCAGTTGTACCTGAAATAGAGTAAGGAGTAAACTCCATCTTACTATAATCAGGTTTATCTTGTCCTGTTATACCAAGTGCATCTGTAATAAAACTCATATTAAACCTCTGTCTTTATAAAATTAATAATATTCTCATTCCTACTTACTTCCTTAAACCCAAGTCTTTCTACAAACTCCTTTGTTTCAGGAAAAGTAGATGTCTCTATTTTACCATATTTAAGAAGGATATTCTTTATAATCCGCTTATACATCTTTAGTGGAAACCATTTCCCTTTATATTCAGGAAGACATCCACAATGTATTCTATTACCTTTTACTACTATTAAAGCAACTGTATCATTATTACGATAGACTGGGTAATATTCCCAAGTTAGTGCTTCTTCTAAAAACTTTCTTTTACCTTCTTTAGGACTTCCATATATTCTATATAGAAGGTTAGCATATTCTACTTTAACCATTATTCATAAAATACATTAACTGTACCTGATGTAAATGTACCTGTTATTTCAAGTTGGGTTAACGCTGCACTTAATGTAATAGAACCATTAGTTATATAAGTTCTATCACCAGCAGAATCACTAACGCCAGAAAATACCCAAGTATTTCCAGTTATATTACAAATTGTCCATATACCTGTAGTTCCTATTGAATTGAATTGTGTAGAAGATGTGCTTCTACTTGTTCGATCACCTGATAAAACACCTGTGGAAACGGAAGTATATCCTGTAGAAACTATCCCACTTGATGTCCCTAATTTAATAGCTGCTGTTGTATTTGCCCCATAAAGCATAACAGTAAGTCGTTTTACCCATGATGGAATTCCACTAGCAGTTATGTTTGTGCCAACCATTGATTGAGATGTTCCTCTAGCAATAGTTAGGTTACTAGAAGTTATTGCTCTTAATGTATCAGTTCTAGCAGATAAATCTGCAGAAGTAGCTAAAGCTACAATACCATACCTTGTAGTGATACAAGTACCAGCAGATGTTACAGAACTACCATAAGTAATTGTAAAGTTTCCTGCTGCTGCAGTTACAATAGTAAAGTCACCTGCTGTTAAAGCACTACCTGATGAATTAGTAAATTGAATAAAAACAGTTTGTCCTACTGTAAATGTATTTGTAGCTGTAATTGTAATTGTAGTACTAGATGTTACAGCATAAGAACCTGATACAACAGTATTAGCTGCTGCATTTAATGGACTACCCTGAATTAAGTCAGTTGTTACTGCAATAGTACCTGACTTATCAGGAACTGTAAGAGTTCTAGTTGTTGCTGTAGTGATACCACTAAGTTGTAGGTTTAATTTCTTAGTAGCATCTGCATCATCTACTACCTCAAACTTATTATCTTTAAATGTTTGTGTACCAGTAAAAGTATTATCTGTTGCTAAAAAAGTTGTATTTGCTGCAGTTACAAAAGCTGTTGTAGCTACTTGAGTAGTATTAGTGCCTGCTGTTGCAGTGGGAGATGTAGGAACTCCTGTAAGAGCTGGAGAAGCTAAGTCAGCTTTAGTATTTACAGAAGTTTGTAAAGCATTAAACTCAGTATCAAATTCTGATCCTTTAATAATCTTTCCTGCATCTGCATCAGGTAAAGAATCTTTAGCAAGAAAGTTAGTGGTTTTGGTATAGTTAGACATTATAAAATTTTCCCTGTTTTAAGATAGACATCGATTTTCTGTATTGATACTGCGTTATTATTTACTGTAGCCTCAACTCCAAATTGTATAACTTTCCCTGAACCTGTTAATGGCATTGAAATTGTATTAACACCAATACCTACTGAAGCATACTTACTTACATTATATTTAGCTGTTGTATTATATTTAGAAAAAGAGGTAGCCCCTAAATTTTGTACTATATTAACTGATTGAAAGTTTAATGTATAGTCATAACCATACTTAAATGCAAAGTCTTGGTTTCCACTACCAATAACAACTAAATTAGCTTTTTTAAGCATCTTAGATTGTGTTGGAGCACCTACATCAGAATTAGATGTATAATATTTCATTGTATATGAAGCAGTGTTATCTAAGTAACCTGCATACTCTGCAATACCATTTGGTACACCTAAAAGAAGTTTTCTATCCTCTGTAGAACAAAAAGCTTTATATGTGATACCAGCATTATTATTCCAAATAGTGGCTCTTGCTGCTCCATTAGGAAGAATATTTCTAAGGTCAAAATAAACCATTGTACTTGACCCTGGGAATGTAATTAAATAAAATGCATCTCTTTCAAAGTAAGCACTTTTAATATTAGTTAGTGTTTCTACAGCTAGGTAACTTACTAAATCATCTCTAATGTTAAGGGATAGTTCTCTTAATGGCATAGAGTTTTCTTGTACTGTACGATTAAAACTTCTAATACCACTCTTAGATAAGAATATTAAGTCATTACCTGTATTCTGTACTGAATCTCTAGCAATACATCCAACACCTTTAATAGTGTCAGCTAATGTCATTGTTGTAGGGTCATTAGCACCTTGGTAAACTACAATGTTATTCTTACAAAATATTACTAAGTATTTATTATGTTGTGCTAAAGCCACAACCTCATCATTATTACCAACTACAGAAGCAATATCAATAAGTCCTGAACCAGTTCCTGAGAATTGAGCAGGATCAACAAGTCTGCTATAATATATAGTTGATTTATTACTTGTTAAATTAGCAACCCAAATTCTACCAAAAGCAGAGATAATACAATCAGGATCAAATGTTGTAACTCCAGTTGGTCTATTACCATATCCAGTAGTTTGATCTACTTTTTGTAAAATAAAGTCACCAGTATGTGGATCTACTGCCCCTTTTCTTCTCCATACTAATAAAGGATTTCCTAATTGTGCAGCAAAACCATAAGAGTTTGCATCAGGACCCGTTCCTTCAGGAAGGGCAGCCCACTGCCATCTATTACCTGTAAATGTAGGTTGAGGTGATAAATCTGTTGATGGATTATTACCTGAACTTTTAATAGTCTCTAATTTTAAAGTACTAGATCCACTGTAAATATTTAAGTTACCTGAAGATAAATAAGTTATGTTTCCAGCAACATCTTTAAACTCAAATATAGACTCTAAATAATTATCTGTACCTAATGAATTAGATGCAGTTGTTGGTCTATATACTGTTACATTACCACTAGTAGTTCCACTAGTTCCATGAGTAACTGTAAATGTATTTGTTGTAACTGCTGTAATTGCAAAAGCACCATCTGTAGCAGTACCTGTAGTAAAGTCTAAGTAAACTGTATCCCCTACTGATAAACCATGAGCAGATGCTGTTACTGTTACTACAGCTAATGCTCTAGCATAAGTACCTGATATACCATTTCTTGTTTGTGAAGGGGTAATTGTATATGTACCAGTACCACCAGTTCCTGTACCTAAAGCAGTAATAGTAGTTCCTGCAGTGATACCAGTCCCTGAAATTACAGTACCAATAGATAATGTACCTGAGGTTATTGAATAAACAGTCATTGTAGTAGTAGTAATAGAAGCTGTAAATACAGCATTAACTGGGTCTGTTAAAAGATCCCAACCTTTTCTAGCACCTAAACGACCATATTTATCAATAATACAGTTGTTAGCTACAGAGGCATATCCACTTTCAAGAGTAACACTAGAGTCTTGGGTATTTAAACCCATGAATCCAGGAGCTACAATACTTGTGGTTTTTAAGGCTCCAGCCATTATTTAGGATACCAAGTAATTTCATCAGGTCTATTATTAGCTTCAATAGCTATTAGATCAGCTAACATATTTCTATATCTAGCCTCAACATCCTGACTACCTCCATCTTCACCTCGTTCACTAATAGCCCTAGCTAAAGCACCTTCTACAACTAATTGAGCATTAACTTGTATGACATCACCATCATTAACTAACTCTGCTTGTGGTAGAACCACATTAAAACGTAAATCATAGTTACCATCAGGAATAGGGAATACATCTACTTGTGTATCACCATTCGCATCTACACCATTAAAGTTATAATAAGCAGGAGGACCTACTTGTGGTGTTGCTAACAAAAAGTTTGAATTAAACCAAGTGAGGCTTCGTTCTTCCATAAACCAATTAGAAGTGTCATTAATAACATCAATAACTTTAAAACGAGTTCCTGCACCATCTAACACATAATTAAATAAATTATTAGATGTAGTTGCAGATAGAGTTTGACGAAGAACACTCCAATTATAGGAGTTTTCTACCTCAGATTTAATTGAGTTTACTAAGTCACCAACTAAAGTAGAATAGGTGTTAGCACCAACTGTACTAACTTCCGCTTCTCTTAATCGTCTTAGTACTCTATTAACAATTTCTAAATAAGTCATGTGTTATTTTCCCAGTGTATATAACAATTATATCATAAGAATGGCTATTTGTCAACTAATTTCTTACCATTTAACTTTATCAGCCCAATAAGCCGCACTCATCTTACCTTTAGCTATGTTCTTAGCGTGTCTAGCTTTAAAAGACTTTTGTCTAGCTTTTTCTGCATCTGTTTTAGGGTGTGCACCAGCACCTTTAACCCCTTGTTGACCAAACCTAATAAGTTTCTCTTCATCTCCTACTTTAGCTACAACTGCATGGCTCTTTGTAGGGTGACTAGGAGTTTTCTTTGGTTTATTATAACCAGTAAAAGTTTCTTTACCTTTTTTAATCATTTTTTTTTCTTTTTAGACATACCAGCTTGTGAAAGAGCAATAGCAATTGCTTGTTTCTTAGAGGTAACAACAGGACCTTTTTTAGAACCAGTATTTAATGTACCAGCTTTATAGTCACCCATTACTTTACCAATTTTCTTTTGTTTACCCATTTTTGTAGTTGGAACTTTTTTCATTTGTATTCTCTCTTTCCTTTATTGTCTATAATTAAAGCTTGGTTTCTTGGAGGACTACCTTTAATAGTTGGAATAGATATATGAACCCAACTATCAAATTCTAATATAACCTGATCGTAAGGGATATTAGCATCGATAATGGCTCTGACCACAGCATCAGGAGACATTCCCTTGACATTAAAGTCAGCTGCACATCCTTCACAATGTTGTGATGTTTTACTTCCACCCACTGATTCATTGACTTCCCTCGATCTATATCCTGAACTAATCAGGAATGGTTTATTAAATACTTTCCTAACTTGTTCTAAGAAGAATGCAAGTCTTTCTAAGTTATCTTTTACTTTAGCAGAGGGTGTATTATCTAGTCTTCC